ACCTATAAAAGTTGGAACACCTTTAATTTCGTATTGCTCAGAAAGCTCAGGTTGCTTATCAATATCTATCTTTGTATATTTTACGTCTGGATTAGATTCCAAAAACTTACTGATTACTGGAATCATCATCTTACATGGACCGCACCATTCTGCACTAAAATGTAATATTTCCTTCATTGCTACCTCTCATATCGGTGCCAGTAGGGGCATAGTTTCCTATGCCCCTCTGCGCTATTTAGTTATATTTTCCAGTACTAAGCAAAGCCTAATGGCCATGTAAAACGACTGGAAACCTACTTGATTCGAATTGACTTAGGTTTCTTTTCTGCTGGCAATTCAAGCTTTACTGTTACATAAAGCATGCCGTCCCTAAGTTCTGCAGAGTCTACATACATGTATTCACCAAGAGCAAAGCTTCTTGTGAACTTACGTGTAGCAATTCCTCTGTGTACATATTCAGACTTAGACTCATCATCCTTTGATCCCTCGATCTTTAGGGTTCCGTCTTGCTCTGTAATCTCGATTTCATCCTTCGAGAATCCAGCAACAGCCATTTCTACCGTCCATGTTTCGTCGTCTTCTTTGACAACATTGTATGGCGGAAAGCCGTTGGAATTTGGAATTGTTGATACTCTGTTTATTAATCTATCAAAGCCGATAAAAAACGGATCATTGAAGATTGAATTTGTGGTATATGTTACCATTCTTATTCCTCCTTAAGCGAATAAATTATTAAGGGTCCCGTTAGGCTACCCTTCTATATTATACCAAACCGTAATACTCTTTGTCAATACTATTTCTAGACCAGTCCCTAGCCACTAAAGAAGCATACTGGGGATATTTACTCCAAAATGTTGTGTGTACATATCTCATACCAGATGTTATTTCTCTAATACCGTGTAGATGTTTTAAGGTTCCACTAAATATTACCAATAGTCCTGGCTTTGGTCTAATTTCAAAATCATTATACTGAGGAAAATATAGCTCCCCGCCTTCAAAATCTTCATTTAGATATAGCATAGATGTAAAGTTTTTACCAGCAAACTTTCTTTGATAAAGATCCACTAGGTGTGGGTTATCTAGCAAATATTTTTTAGAAGATTCTGGCAAATCGTATTCATCTATTTTATTTAGATCAAAATCTAAATCTATATAGTCTATATGTGGTTGTTGATAGTTAAAGTATGGTTTTCCCCATCTTACAACTTCCCAACTTTCACTATATATTGGAAAATCCATCTTAAAAAAGTCTACTATCTGTTCCTTCATTAATTTTTGAATAGGAAGAGTTTTAGACAGAAGCTCTTTGTGATCAGGCTTTTTTTGAGTATATAAAGTATTTAAATTAACTACCCTATTAGCCCAAGAATAGTAATAATTTTCAAACTCTTCCTGATTTTTAAATTGATCTGGAGTTTTATTATCATGTGCCCATAGATTTGTAGAATTAGCACTATTAATAATCCAATCACATTCTTCTTTAGTTATAAAGTTTTCAATTATTCTAACTTTAGGACTTTCGTAATCAGTTGTCTTCATTATTTAATTTTGCTCCCAAATTTAGACCACATTCTTTCATGAATGAAGTATCCTACAGCTTCCCAAGCAATGTATATTAGAGCACCTAAACTTGCGTATTCCCATTCTCCAGTAAATAAATAAATTACACCAGCAACTCCAACAAGGTGGAATGTCTCCCAACTTGCTGTTTTTACTAAGCTACGTTTTGTTGATTCCGCAGTCATGTTAATTTACCTTCCACATGTAGGGCATTTTCCATCTGCTGATGGAACTGGCGTTGCCCCAGAAGAAGCCTTAAATTTAGGTCTTCCAAATCCTACGATTGATACCTGAACACCCTTTTTGTTCTTCTTATACGCACGAAGTTGCTTACATGCCTCTCCGCCGTTTCTTTGACTTCCTGATTTCTTTGAAGAAGTATTTCCTTCAATACACCAAACAGTTCCGTCTTCATTATCTTCAATAACAATTCCTACGTGAGAAATTCTATCGACGCCATCTGATGGGAAATCAAAATACGCAATATCGCCTGGTTCTGGATCTGCTAAATCTCCATCAATCCATGCACCCTTTTTCTTAAAAGCTGCTGCACCGCTAGGAGTATAAACAGTATTTGGAACCTTCACCCCAGCTTGATCAGCACACCACATTACAAATGATCCGCACCATGGCTGGAAGTTTGCTTTTGTAAAAGCTCCGTACTTTGTTTCGTTATCTTTAGGACCTTCAATGTATCCTACTTGAGATTTAGCTACCTGAATAAGTCGAGCAGCAGTACCTGATGGTGCCTTAGCAGTTTCTGCTGGAACTGGAAAATCATTTGTTGTCATTAGTCTTTATCCCATTCTTCATCTACTGGTTGCTCTGCTGGCATTGCTCCGTCTGGCTTTGCATCTAAACGTGCACGTGTTGCATCAATTTCTGCTTCAAGCTTTTTGTCTGCTTGAATATTTTTAGCATCCATTTCTTTATTTGCTAGCTGTGCATCCATAATATCTTTAGCGCCAGACTGTCCAATTAATAGTCCAGCTAATGTTCCTGTAATAAATGTTGCTACGCTTCCTAGAACATTAAAGAACATCTTGTCATTTTCTGATTGTGCATTTACTGGCTGAGTAACAAAGATTAGAGCATACAAAATTCCCATAGCTGTAAAAAATAGGATAGCTCCAAGTGTGATACCCAATATAAACTTAAGTCTTGCGTCCAGTTCTGCTGGAGTCATTCTAATTTTGCTCATTTGTTTGCCTTCTTCCCGTACTCTCCGTACTTTCCTAATATTGCTTTGATAGTTCCATCTTTACGAAGTCTAACTATCATACCATTTTTGATTTGAACTGGATTGAATCTTCTATGTGGCTTATGTGATCCAGAAGACATTACGGATTCACCGTGTCTTGTGGTGTATCTGAATTATTTAATTTATCTACATCAACTAAATCTTCTGGGCAAGCTCCGTTTACAGTACAGATAGGAGGCTTGCATTCTTTAGCTTCCCAGTTAGTAGGATCTTGACATGGGTAGCGGAATTTTCCATCCGTTAGTCCACATCCAGATAGTAACAGGGCCAATATGGCCAATCCAATTATCTTTGCCATACCACCATTATAGCAAATTATTCCTCTTTACGAAGGGGTATGGTAATTAGCCATATTACTGTGGCCAAGATTGTTGCAAATCCTACTACTTGCTGGGCTGTGCCAGTAAGGGTAAGCCATGCAATAAAGAATCCCAAAAGGGTCCATACCTGAGCTATGCTTTCTTTAACTGCTTCCCATAGCCAAGAAATTAATCCTTTCATTCCTTTCACAATCAACTTCATACTAACCTCCTAGTCATGGCTGCCGCCACGATATTTGATGCAATAATTACAGGAATTACTACTTCCTGCGCCTTTTCTCTTTGGTCGTCCGTCATATCTTTGCCCCATTCAGATGGGCTAAGTACTTTTTCTAAATCTATATTTGTAAGAGCACCCAATGGATCTGCTAAAAATGCTTCTGTTGCTATTTCTGTTGTAGCATCTGCTAGTGTATAGGGCATTGGTGCATCTTTATTCTCTTTAATCCTATCACCAAATTCTTCTAAAGCTGAAGCAATAACAGGATTATCTTGAGCTATCTTTGCTACTAATGCTATCTCAGATACTGAGATTCCAAGTCCCTGTGCCACCGCCTGTTTTTGTTCAGGACTTAACTTTGTAAGTGTATCCTTACTTGTTAAATCTGCAATTAGACTTGCTGTTTCGTCTGTGATAGTATTTGTAGATGATGGTTCTTCAGAAGGTTCAGCAGGAGTTGGCTCTGGTTCAGGAGTTGGCTCTGGATCTATATCCGTTGGCTGAGGTGAAGGCTCTGGTGAAGGCTCAGGTGTGGGCTCTGGATCATCAGTTGGTTCTGGCTTCGGTTCCTCTGTGGTTTCAGAATCTGGAGTTGGAGTGGGATCGCTTGGTTCAGTTTGCTCAGGTGATGGTTCAGGAGTTGGCTCAGGAGAAGGCTCATCTGTAGGATCTGGAGTTGGCTCTGGAGTAGGTTGAGGTTGATTTGCCATTGCTGCAGCAATAGCAGCAGCAATTTCATCATTTAATTGTTTGTTATAGTATTTCCAAGCAGAGTCTATTGTATAATTTAAATCTATAATAGATTGGTCATAAGCAGATGAGGCATTATTCTTAGCAGTTAGAGCATTTGACGTATTTGTTACAGCAGTATTATGTGCAGTAGTTTTAGTTGTTAATGTTTGATTATATGTATTTAATGTAGAATTTTCTGTATTATATGTGGCAAGTTTAGTATTATATGTAGCAAGCTTAGTATTGTAATCTGTCTGTGCCGTCGCTTTTGCAGTTACTGCTGCATTATATGCATCAATTTGTGCCTGTGTTGGGCCAGATCCATATGACATAGCAGATGGATATACTCCAGTCCATCCTCCAGGAATTGCCCATCCAATATGAAAGTTTCCTGGACCTCCGCCGTTATACCACCAAATTTCAACATCTAAAACATTATCCTGACTTACATTATATATAGGAGAATATTCACTCCACGTAGATCCTTGCTCAACCCATTGATCAATTACAAGCTGTCCGTCAATATACATTCTAAAGCCATCATCTGTGTACCCAGCAAATTTTGTCGTTCCCCATTCTTGTGGAACGGTAATCTTGCCAGTAAATTTAATAACTACATCTTCATATCTTCCGCAAGTAGCTGGGCCTGGCCACATAGAGCTAGATGTTAAAACTCCACTACACAAATATTGATCTGGAACAGCAGTATTAGATAACCATAAAAATGAATACTGTCTAGCTAATACATATACATCGTACCTTAAACCAGAATTTCCAGCATTTTGAACTGCTAATTGTGTTGTTTGTAAATTAGTATTTGCAGTAGTAAGGTTTAATTGAGCTATGTCAAGAGCATCTTTAGCAGAATTTTTTTGAGATAATGCTGTATTAACTGTTACTGTTTGCCCATCTACTGCTGATTGGGCCAAATTCTTTTCTTCTAGAGCCGTGGCTTCTGCCGTTACCGCCGCATCGTATGCATCATAGGCATCATCTCTAGCCTCTTTTGCAGCTACTGCATCATCATATTTCTGTTCCGCTACGTCTATTAATGATATAAAGCCATCCTGATAGTTTAGATCAGATACGCTTTCATTTAGTTCTTGTATTTCCTGAGCCGCTAAATTTAAAGGATCATCGCTGTATGCTGGGGTAATAAAAAACCAGCCAAATGCCAGTATTAAAGACCCAGATATTCTTAAGAAATTATCCTTCAACCTTTTCTTCTCCATTGTAATAATCTTATTATAACATTAAATCAATGATAAATAAAAAAGGGCTGGATTTCTCCAGCCCCCTTTTATAAGTAAGATTACTTAACTAGTGTAACCTGCGGTTATGACTAGTAGTCTTATTATGCCATTTTATTGTTTAGTGCTTATCTCTGATATCTTTAATTTTGCAAGGGTCAGTGCAGGTCCAGACAGTGGGGCATATCCTAAACTAACTGCATCCTTTGTGCAATTACTTATTGAAAAAGATAGGAACTCTTTAACTGCAGTATTTTTAGGAGTTTTTTCTTTAAAGGCTATGATATAACTAAATGCAGATAGGTTATATGCCAATGGGTTTGGGTTATTATAATTAGCATTAATAATCCCGTTATCTCCCCGCTGGAAATTACTAAGAAATTGAGATGCTGACTTTGCGCTTGGTTTTATAAATTTCCCCGCTGAGTTTTCTATCAAAGCAACCTTTAAACCAGACGCATAAGATAATTCTGCGTATGTTATTACACCATTCATCTGTCTTGTAATCATTACAACACCATGAGATCCAGATCCAGCCTGTGCTGAAACTGGCAGTGTGCCTGGGAAAGCAGATTTAAAATCTTTATTTCCTATTTTTTTCCAAATATTAGGGTTTACCGCATTCAAATATTCAGTAAATATTTGAGATGTTCCTGACCCATCTGCTCTAAATGCAATTCTTAATGGTGTAGATGGAATCTTTGGCTTTATTCCTCTCACAGTGTTATCTTTAATTATTGACTTGTCGTTCCATTTTACTATCTGTCCCGCAAAAATTTTGGCAAGCGTAGACTTACTTAGTTGTATTGGCTTATTGTATCCATCAAGACGGTATATTATTGCAATTGGACCAGCAATAAATGGCACATAAACGTATCCCTTTGGCTGTTGTTCACCTAAAGCAAATGGCGTATCGCTACCAGCAAAATTTATTATTTTATTGGATAGTTGGTTTCTTCCTGCTCCAGACCCCAATGATGAATATGTCACTGTGTTTCCAGTTGATTTTGCATAAGAGATACGACATGCATCAAGGTAGTTTGCTATAAAGGAAGATCCGCTACCATTAATTTGCTCTGAAGCGGATGCTGTGGATGTCAATATTAAAGATGTAGTAAGTGCCATAACTAAAGAGAATTTAAGTTTCATAATTATATGATATCACATACATAAGCACTATAAGCTAATTTGAGATGAACACAAGATGAATAAACAAAAAGGGAGCCAGTTTCCTGACTCCCCTAATTGTTGGATTACTTTACTTAACTAGTTTAACCTTTGCCTTTGGATTCTTTGCATTCCACTTCTTAGCGAGTGCATTGAATGATGCCTTGAGCGTTGCGAGTGCAGCAGCGTTATCTGCTGTCAACTTT